CCAATTTTCTGTCTATCCGAAAACGGGCAGGACCAGGCGAATCTGGCCGAGGACTCCCGAGCCCTGACAGATTCAGACAAGGAACATGGCATAGCGCCCCGATTGGAAACCGCGACATTGGGGGGCGGGAGCTACGGGCACCAAGTGGCGAAGGTTGCCAAGGAATTGTTGGGTGTTGACCTGATGCCGTGGCAGCTGCACGCACTCAACGGCCAGCTCGAGCACGACAACGAAGGCAATCTGATTCGCCGGCGGTCTTTGGTGTCGGTCGCTCGGCAGAACGGCAAGACCATGGCATTGAAGGCCCTGATCCTGTGGGCCTTGACCGAGGAACCTAAGCGCCGGGGCGGGCCAATCATGCTGATCAGCACCGCGCACCAGCTCGACCTGGCTGTTGAAATCTTTGAAGCCCTGGCACCAATCCTTGACAAGGAATTCGGCGCCAAAGTCAAGTGGAGCTACGGGCGCAACGAAGTCATCATGCCTGACGGCACGCGGTGGCTGGTGCAGGCCGCGACTCCCAAGGCATTCCACGGACTGTCGCCAACGTATGTAATTGCCGACGAGGTATGGGCGATCAGCCGCGACGTGTTGCTCAATGGTGCCCTGCCTTCACAGCGCGTAATGAAGTCGCCGCTTCTGTCGTGTTGGTCAACCGCCGGCACTGAGGATTCGCTGGCCATGCTGCAGATGCGCGAAGAAGGGCTCCGGGCAATCGATGAGGGCCGCACCACAAAGCTCTACATGGCCGAATGGTCTGTTCCACCTGGCGTCGATCCGATGACTTCACCCGAGCTGTGGAAAATGGCCAACCCTGCCCTGGGCTACACGCTCGAGCCTGACGTGCTGGCAGACGAAGCCGAGCAAGTGGACAAGGCCGCGTTCCTGCGGGCATCGCTCAACGTGTGGATCAGCTCAGAGCGGTCGTGGCTGCCCCCGGGCCTGTTCGACTCGCTCAAGGTTGAGGACATTCCCGCCGGCGGCGTGGTGGCCGTAGATTCCTCAATTGACGAATCGCTCTATTGCGGTGTAAGGGCGCAGCGCCTGGGCGACGACACCATTGGAGTCACCGTGGAGTTTCTGGCCGACTCGCTCGCAGGCTGCTGGTCTGCCGTTGAGTCTGCAGCTGCGAATTGCGACCACATCGCACTGACGCCCAGCCTGTTTGAGATTGCGCCGCCGGCGCTTGCCCGCAAGAAGGTTCAGGTGGGCTACGCCGAGCTCGCAACGCATACCGGGACGATCAAGCAGCTGATTACCGAGGGCAGGATTGTTCACACTGGTGAGCAGATGCTGGCCGAGCATGTAGACCGCGCCGTTGGCGTCAAGACCCAGCGCGGCTACGCACTGTCATCACAACGCAGCTCTGGCCCGATCACACTTGCCAGGTGCATGATCTTTGCGGCTGCCCTGATCGCCAAGCCGACCTCAAGGGCCAAGCCTGCCATCGCATTCGGCAGGTAACATAAGCGCCGCCTGTGGGGGGCAGTCGGTTCCCCCGCTGCCCCTCATGGGTATCAAATCGTATCTTTATGCCGCAGCCCTTGTAATTACATAAGACGCGGAGGACGATTCACCTATGGAGCTCTTTAAGAAGGTGAAGGCGACGCCTGCTTTCGCTTCTGCGCCCGTCGCGGCGGCTGCTGGGGCTCCACAGGGCGGAAGTTTCCTCGGGTACAGTGTGGGTGCCCTTGAGGAAGCGGCCCTCAGCGTCCCCACGGTGGCAAGAGCAATCTCCCTGCTCTCCACCGTGGCGGCGACGCTGAACATCAAGAGCTACACCCTGCAGTGGACCGGGCAGGAATACGAAAAGCTCTACGTCGAGGGCGAGTCGTGGATGAATCGTCCCGACCCCAAGACCACGCGCAATTTCATCATGGCCAAGACCGCCCGGGACCTGATCCTTTACGGGCGCGCCTTCTGGATGATCACCAGCCGTTACTCGACTGGCTACCCCGCCACCTTCCAGTGGCTGCCGGCCAACCTGTGTGACACGCCAGACAACGCGCCGCCGGAATGGTTCGGGCCTGCCGAGAAGGTCAACTTCAACGGCATTCCGCTCGACGTGGCTCAGCTGGTGCAATTCCACAGCGGCTCCCAGGGCATCATCTACCAGGGGCGCCGCGCAATTCAGATTGCGCTGAGGCTTGACCAGTCGGCAGAGCGTTTCGCCACCAACGAGATTGCCGCCGGCTACCTGCAGCAGAAGGGCGGCGAGCCCATGAGCGGAGACGAGCTCGCTGAGATGGCCGCAGCATGGGCAGCCAACAGGCGCACCAACGCCATTGGCGCGCTTAACGAGCTGGTGAGCTTTGAGTCGTTCGACGTTGACCCGTCCAAGCTGCAGCTGGTGGAGGGGCGCGAGTATCAGACGAAGGAATTGTCCAGGCTGATGGACATTCCCGCGTACCTGCTCGCCATCGATCAGAGCGGGATGACCTACGCCAACGCGCAGCAGGCCCGGCAGGATCTGATCCTGTTCGGCGCCCGGCCCATCCTGCACGCCATCCAAGAGCGCCTGAGCATGGATGACATCCTTCCCCGGGGCCGGCACGTCGAGTTCGCCCTGGACGAGTACCTAGACGAGTTCAACGATGTCGAAGAAATGCCGGCGGAAGCCCGGCCAGTCGAGGAAATCGAGGTTGAGCGTGATTCGCTTTGACGCTGATGCCAGTCTGATCACCGCTGAGGCTGGTGACGCCGAGCGCCCGGCCCGCATCGCGGGCATCGCTGTGCCGTGGGACACGGTGGCGACTGTCTCCGATGGCCAGCAGGTGCGGTTTGCGCGTGGGGCGTTCGACATCGCGCAGAAGCCCGCGAAGCTGATCGAGAACCACGACCTGACGCAGCTGCGCGGCGTGGTCAACGCCCTTCAGGACACTGACGAGGGCTTGGAGTTTGAAGCCACCCTCGCAGACACCAGGGCAAGCCGCGACGCCGTTGCGCTGCTCAAGGCTGGCGCTTACGACTCTGTGAGCGTGGGAGCCCAGCCCACCAAGTTCACGACCGACGCCGAAGGCGTCATGACCGTCACTGAGGCGGCACTGGTCGAGCTCTCCCTGGTCGCTGTCCCAGCGTTCAAGGAAGCGGTCATCACGCAGGTGGCCGCAACGGAGCCCGCAGACGCGGAGCCCGAGCAGGAGCAGGACCCCGAAAACATCGAGCAGGAGAATCAGGAAATGTCCGAGGCCAAGATTGAGGCCGAGCCCATCGAGGCCGAGGCCACCATTCCTACCAACCCCATGCTGTACGCCGGCGCCAAGGCAGAGCTGCCGACGCCTGTGGAGTACATCAGCGCCATGATCCAGGGCGGGCACGAGCTCGAGCGGGTGCAGGCCGCTGTTCGCGCCGCCGCTCCGAACGTGGTCATCAACGACACCCCCGGTCTGGTGCCGACCCCGATTCTCGGGCCGGTCTACAACAACTTCGTTGGCAACCGTCCGATCTGCGACGCCGTGGGCGTTCGCGCCATGCCCGGCGGCGGGAAGATCTTCATTCGCCCCAAGGTCGTGACCAACACCAGCATGGGCGTGCAGACCAACGAGCTTGACCAGCTCACCCAGGGCACGTTTGTCGTGGATGACATTCAGGTCACCAAGGGCACCTACGGCGGGTTCGTCAACATCTCTGAGCAGGATCTGGACTGGACCGACCCGGCTGTGCTGGGTTTCCTGCTGGACGACATGACGCGGATCTACGCTTCGGCCACTGAGGAAGTCGCCGCTGACACGCTGGTTTCCGGCGTGACCAACAGCGACAACTTCACCGCCGCATCGGTCGGGGATCCGTCCTACTGGGCCGACTGGATCGCCACGGCTGCCGAGACCATCGTGACGGCATCGAACGGCAACTTCCCGACTCACCTGTTCGTCAACCCGAGCATGTGGGGCGAGATGGTGCGCCTGTCGGACGACAACAAGCGCCCGATGTTCCCGGCTGTCAACCCGCAGAACGCGCTGGGCGGCATGAGCTTCGGCACCGGCAACGGCACCGCCTGGGGCCTGCAGGTCGTGATGTCGCGCAACTTCGACGCGGCCACCCTGATCATCGGTGACGCGAGCGGCTACGAGCTGTTCGAGCAGCAGAAGGGCGCCCTGTCGGTGGACAACCCCGACGTGCTTTCGCGCACGATCGCCTTCCGTGGCTACTTTGCCGCCAAGATGATCGACGCCGACAAGTTCATCAAGGCCAACTTCGTCTAAGCCGCTTACCTGACTGACTGCCCATGCCCGTTTACGCCATCACCCATCGCCAGGTCACGGATGACTATCTAGTCGTCCAGACCCTTGAGGCGACCGACGTGGGCATCGGGCAGTCAGTCACGGTGGCTGGGCTGGGAGCGACGCTGAACGGCACCTACACGGTGCTGGACGTTCCCACCTATCGCTACATCGGCGTTGATGATGAGGGCGATTGGATCTTTGATCCTGAAGAAATCATCCTCAATCAGCTGCTCATGGCCAAGACGCATGCCGACGTTGCGCGTGGGCCTGTGGCGGGGACGCTTACGTCAACGCCGGTCTGCACATGGATTGTGGCCAATGATGTCGTCGAGTGGCTGGGCATCGCTTCGGCCACTGCCAATGACACGGCTTTTATCACCAGCTGTGTGTCTGCAGCCAACGCCTACGCCTACCGCCGCCGGCGGGAAGCGGGGTATTTCGACAGCCTGACTACGGTGCCTGGTGGTGACGTGAAGCTGGGAACGGTGATGTTCGCCGGCAGCTTGTACCGGGAGCGCGGAAGCGTTGACTCATTCGCGTCCTTTGAGCAGATGGGCAACCCGGTCCCGTTTGGATCAAGCGGCCAGATCAACCGTTTGCTGGGCGTCAACCGCTCGCAGGTTGCATGACCGCTTCAGGCATCTTCTCAGCGGCTCAAGCCGAGCTCGTGGGATCGCTGCAGGCTCTCGGCCTTCCGGTGATCACTGACGTTCGCAACGCCCGCCCCATTTCGGTGCTGGTGGAGCCACCTACCTTCACCTGTTTCAACAGCAACGTTGCTGACATTGAAATCGGAGTGAAGATCCTCGCCGCTCCCCCGGGCAACCAGGACGCGGCCGACTACCTCATCACCACCGCTGACACCATCATGGACAGCGAAATCAGCCTCATTCGAGGAATCCCCGGGGTCATGTTGATTGGTGGGCAAGAGGTTCCCACCTATGACCTCACCGTTCGTGTCTCTACTCAAAGGAGTTAGCCGGTTATGGCTACGACGACCTATCTTTCACAGCCGGGCGTTCTGACCGTGGACGGCATCGACCTCCGCGACCAGGCATCGGCGGTTTCCCTGACTCTGGGTTCCAACCCGCTTACCAGCACCGCGTTCGGTGACACTGGCGAGCGCATGGTGGGTGGCCTGCAGACCGTGGAGGGCACCCTTACGCTCTACTGCGACTACGGCAGCAACTCCGTGGAGACCACGATTGCTCTGGCTGTTGGCGACGGCACCACCACCATCGTGGTCAAGAAGGATGACGCGCCGGTCTCGGGATCTAACCCTGAGTGGACCATCGCCAACACCATGATCGCCAACATGCCGATCACCTACACCGTGGGCGAGCTGCAGGTGATGGAGGTTTCCTTCACCGGGGGTACCTGGTCCCGCGACGTAACTCCGTAAAGAACACCTAGGGGGAACAGATGGCAGAGCAGACAGCAGTAAACGGGAACATTGCTTTCACAACCGATGCGGGTTCCTATGTGGTGGACATTGCTTCGATCAAGAACACCGTGGCGTTTGAGCGCCATTTCAACGTGTCGGCCCAGGTGCTGCAGATGGCACCCCGGCTGGAGTACATCGCTTTCCTGGCATGGACCGCCGGCAGATCAGCTGGGCTGCCTGTGGCCGACACGTTCGACGGGTTCTTGGACGAAGTGCGGGACCTCGAGGTCATCGACACCGATGAGAAGGCAGATGCAAACCCTACGGACGGGGGACAGTAAGCCGGGCGCTTGCCGTAGTCCTGGCGCAAACCGGCTTCTGGCCCCCTGACGTAACCTTCACCATGAAAGACCTGAACACGGTCTTGGAAGTCCTGAGAGAAAGCAGCCGCTGATGCCAGCGACCATCAAGACAGAAGTGGTGGGGGTCAAGGACACGATCAAGGCGCTGCGACAGGTTGATCCCGAGTTCCGCAAGGAGTTCAACCGGGCAGCCAAGGCTGTGGTTGCTCCGATGGTGGCTGAGGCCAAGGGTTTGTATCCCCAGCTGCCGCTGTCGGGCATGCGCCGGGCATGGACTCCAAAGGCATTCAGCATCTTCCCCTGGCAGGTTGGGAAGGTCCGTAGCGGGGTCAAGGTCAAGACCTCCACGCGCCGCGATAAGAACTCGGTCTTGTATGTGTCTCAGGGGACGCCGGCAGCTGTCGTGTTTGAGACCGTGAGCGATTCAAAGCCGCTTGGCACCAACATCAGGGCTCGGCACTCCAAAGTGCTGTGGCCCACCGCTGAAAAGCACGCGCCAAAGATCGCCCAGGGCATTGACGAGATCGTTCGGCAGGCCGAAAAGACCGTGCAGGGGATGGTGGGCTAGTGGCGATCACCATTCCCATCCTGACCGACTTCGACGGTCGAGGGCTTGACAGGGGTATCAAGCAATTCGAGCGGCTTGATGGCGTGGGCGCCAAGGCTGGGTTTGCCATCAAGAAGGCCGCAGTGCCCGCCGGCATCGCACTTGCCGCGCTCGGCGCCGCAGCGTTCGACGCGACCAAGGCCGCTATTGAGGATCAGGCAGCCCAGGAGCAGCTGGCGCGCACGCTGGCGACCTCGACGAAGGCCACTAACACTCAGGTCAAGGCCGTTGAGGACTTCATCACCCAGACTTCGCAGGCCGCAGCCGTTTCTGATGATGAGCTCCGGCCAGCGCTTGCGACGTTGGCCCGGGGTACTGGTGATCTGGAAAAGGCCCAGCAGGGGCTTGGCCTTGCCCTTGACGTAGCCGCCGGCACTGGGAAGCCGCTCGCTCAAGTTTCAGAGGCTTTGAGTAAGGCCTATGCCGGAAACCTCAGGGGCTTGAACGCTCTTGATCCGCGCATGAAGGAGCTCATCAAGAACGGCGCAACGGCTGAAGAAGCCATTGCCGTACTGAGCAAGACCTTCAAGGGCGATGCAGCTGCTTCTGCAGACACCGCTGCCGGGCGCTTCAAGGGTCTGGGGATCGCCCTGGACGAAACCAAGGAGAGCGTGGGAGCTGCGCTTCTGCCGGCGGTTGAGAAGATCCTGCCGGTGCTGCAGAAGTTTGCGAAGTGGGCTCAGGAGAACCCCAACGTGTTCCTCGCCATCGCCGCAGCCATTGGCGTCGTCGCCGCCGGCATCATCGGACTCAACGTGGCCATGATGATCCTTTCCGCTAACCCGGTTGCCCTGATCATCGGGGCAATCGTGGTTGCCGTGGCCGGCCTCACCATCGGCCTCATTGCGCTCTACAAGAAGTCTGAGACCTTCCGC